AACTCTGCCTTATCATTCAACCAGTTGAGGATTGTCTGCCGGTTCGGCATGTCCTCATCCGAACAGATAGCCCGCAGGGACTCGCCGGATGCCAGCCGCTCACAGATGCGGTCTGCGAGTTCCTGCGAGTAAATCGATGGCCTGCCTCCTGGCATCACTTCGCCATCAGGCGTTTGGTTGCCTGCCCATAAAACTGGTTGAACTTTTCGCCCTTGTACTTCTTGGTAATCTCGACCGCCTTCTCGATGTTGTCGGTCTTGATGAAATCGCCCGTTTTCAGAGCGCGATTCATCGCCTGATCGAGAGGCAGTTCGACATATCTGTTGCCCTGCAGGACAACGGTAGGGAATGCGTAAGCCTTGCCGTCAGGCCCGATCTCTGCTGCCATGCGGTGAGTCATGATCTCACCTTCTGGGGAGACCTCCGGCATAGGGTACTTTTCTGGGTTGAGCGCACGCTGAACCCAAGGCACCGAGGCATTGGCCTTCAGTACCTTCTGGACGCTGCCTGTTCTGGATCGTGTCTGTGGAGGCACTACTTCTTCGCCATCAGCTTGCGTGCTGCCATTCCCTTACCGGCGCTCTTGGCTGCCTTGCGAGCCGTGCTCATGGCGATCGCCACGGCTTGCTTCTGCGGGCGACCGGCGCGGACTTCGGCTGAGATGTTCCGCGAGATGGTCTTCTGGCTGTATCCCTTCTTGAGCGGCATGGTCACTTCCCCTTGTTGCGGTTGCTGATTGCCTTGGCCTTCGCCCTGGCGTCTTCCTTCGAGCTCGCTCCCCATGCCTTGAGGGCGAGGGCGAGGCGTGTCGGCTTGCCGTCCTTCCCGACCATTGGGCCGGGAGCATTGCCCATTCTGGCGAGGAAGGAGGCGCGTCTCGGGTTGTCCCCTGACTTCACCGGAGCCTTGAGGTTCATCCCCTCGGCCTTGGCAGAGCGGCGACCGGCCTCGTTGAGACCGCCCTTCGGGTTCTGACCTGCCTTGCGCTGCCATGCTGGGGTCTTCATCAACTCACCTCGACCTGATAATCCTGCACCGGCCTCGGCGGGCCACCCGGTACGCCACCGCCACCGCGAACCGGCAACGGACCACCGAGACCCGCTGCGGCGATCCCGGCGGTAGCCCTCGGCGCAAGTCTTGGCACCCTGCCGACGGCTCCCCCCAGACTTGCACCACCTCTTCGGCGACGAAAGCCGAACAGATCCTCGCCTTCCTCCTGGTCGCCGTTGTCTCCGAGCAGCTGCGCCTTCACTTTTGCTTGAGCGCGGTCTTGATGGATTCGCGGAACGCCTTGGCAGTCGGCGCACCCTTGCTGCCGGGCTTGCGCATCTTCTCGCCGGAACCGGCCTTGATGCGCTCGCGCTTGGCGTGGATGTTTTCGTATAGACCAGGCATCACGCGGCCTCCTTCTCGTCAGCACGGCGCACCCTCGCGCCACGGTGGAACTCGACCTTGGCCGTGGGCGGGGGCGGCGGGTCACACTCCGGACACCGCACCCACCCGCCAGACGAATCGGCCACCCACCCGCTGTCGTTGCAGTTGAGGCAAGGCTTCCGCTCAGTCTCGGTCATACCCCAAGTCTACCCCCCGGCTACCGCTGCGGCAACTCGCCACAGATCAGCGGCAGAGCGTCCTCGAGGCGCATCACCACGAGCCAACCCTTGCCGTCACCCCGGCACGCGACAACCGGGATGTCGCCGGGACCGGATGCACGGACGGCCTGCTCGACCCACTCGTGAACGGCGATGCCCTTCCTGCGCTTGACCTCCCAGCGAAACTGGCCGGTCGTGATGTCGTCCCCGCCATCCCGTGCCTGCCCGATGTTGCGCTTGACCACCCAGCCGAGCTGATCGCTCAGGATCTTGGCGAGCTCGTTCTCACCGGCTGCGCCCTTACGCCTTTGACTTGCGCCCATCGGACCCCCTCTGGTGGTAGACCTTTAGCCCGCGATTGATTATGCCGTGGATGGTGCTCACCGGAACCCCGAGCTCACGGGCGAGTTCCTTGTTCGTCGGCAGCACCGCACGGGCGGCTTTCACATCGAGAACCCGTTGGTACTGCGCCATCGTCACCGAAGGCGGTCGGCCTGCCTTGCGAGTCACGCGATCCACGCGAACAGCACCACGAAGAACAGGAACACGCCGATGGTCACGGTCAGCACCTCGAGCAGAAAGCGGATCAGGCCGCTGAAGTCAGGCGGGCGTTCCATCACCATCCTCCACGGCATCCTCGACGCGCCCGATGAGCTCCTCGAGCTCCTCGTCGCTGATCTGCTCGGCGTCGTGCAACGCGCACCAGGCGGGGTCGGTGCGGCGCAGTGCGTCGCGGATCTCGGTGAGCAGGGCGAGGCTCACTTGCTCCCCCTTGCACGGATGGCGGCGGCGCACCGCTGCGCGATGCCCTCAATGGTCGCCTCCGCGTCGCAGACCTCCGCACACGCCTCCCGCTCGGCCTCAACCGCTCGGGCGATGGCGTCCGGCTCCGGTGCGGGTAGGGCTGCGTATGGGTTTTGACGCGCTGGTTCTACCTTTGCCCCAAACCCTGCGATGCCAATGCTTGCCTCGCTGGTGCGCTCGTCTTGTACGCCTTGTTGATAACCTTCAGCCCATGCTTTCGCTACCGGCTCCGGCGTGGCGGGCGGCTCCGCAAGCGCGGCGCGATGCGCTTCCCACGACCGCCGCACCAGAGAGTCCGCGAAGGTCTCCTTCTGCTCAAGCGCGGCGTCGAGGGCGGCGATAGCGCGACCGGCATCTTCATGCGCTGCCTCTGCACTATATTTGTTGTAAAACCCTCGTATTGCCGACCGCACCTGCTCAATCACAGCGCGGGGCAGGGTGATGTTGTCGGTCACGGCTTCACCTCCTTCGGTCCAGAACACTCGCCCGCCCACATCCGGGCGCAGCGGCCATCAACCATGCACGCGGGGTAGCCGCAGCCGGTGCGCTGCCCGCGCAGCCGCTCGAGTTCGGCACCGTATTCGGCGCAGCGCTCCATCAGCTCCTTCACCTTCGCCCGGTACTCTGATTCCGAGTGCGCGCGCGAGAGCCATTCCCTGTCCCAGTCGTCGAGTTCAATCGCCACGGTCCACCTCCGCGATCCGTTGACCAATCCAGGCCATGCACGGCACGGCCATGCTGTTACCGAGCGCCTTGTAGCGCGGCCCGTCCGGTGCTTCGGGCTTCTTGCGCCACGGGATGTTGGTGTAGCCGTCAGGGAAGCCCTGCAACCGCTCGCACTCGACGGGCGTGAGGCGGCGGACTTGCATCACAGTCGCCACCGGCTGCGCGACAAATTGAGTAACGGCAACCCCGTCTTTTTTCTTTAGCGTCGGGCTAATGCCAACCTCTACGCCGCCCCCTTGGCTGCCCAAATAATCGTAAAACGCCACCGGCTGCGCGACCGCCATGCCGTTGTCCTTCGCTCCGAGCGGGTGCGTGATGTCGCCGCTCACGTCGGGGTCTTGGCGGTTGTGGAAGGCGACGGGCTGCGCCACAAACTGATCCTGCGCCGCCGCCAGCGTGAACGCGCGTTCCTCGCTGCCGAGGTAGCCCTTGCCCGCCTGCTTGCCGATGTTGGTGCTGCCCCGACTGCCATCCTCGCGCTCAACGCCGCCACGGACTTTGAATACCTGCGCGACCATGTTGTAGCACTCATCGCCCGCCGGACCGCCGCTGCCCTTCGACCACTTGCGCGTTACAGCGCCGGCGATGCGACCGCCATCAGGGCCGCCTCCAACGCTGGCGGCAGCGCCTTGCCGCGCTTCCCGGCTCGGCGCAGGATTCCGCTGCACGCTTTCGCGCTCAAAAAGAACCTGGGCGGCACGCTGCCAGTCTCCAAGATGTCCGACAACGAACACACGACGGCGGCGCTGGGCCACTCCGAACCATTGAGCGTCCAAGACTCGGTAGGCCCACCCATACCCCAGCTCCCCCAACGCCCCGAGGAAGGTGCCAAAGTCCCGTCCTCCGTTTGATGACAGGACGCCGGGGACGTTTTCCCAGACAAGCCATCGAGGCCGGTAGCGTTGAGCGATCGCAAGGTACGTGAGCATGAGGTTTCCTCGAGGGTCTTCGAGGCCCTTGCGGAGCCCCGCGACGCTGAAGGATTGGCAGGGGGTTCCTCCGACAAGAAGCTCAACTGGTTCATCAGGCCACTCTTGGAATTTGGTCATGTCGCCGAAGTTCGGGACAGACGGATAGTGATGCGCCAACACGGCGCTCGGGAACGGTTCGATCTCGCTGAACGCCACCGGCTCCCACCCGAGCGGGTGCCATGCGACGGATGCGGCTTCGATGCCGCTGCAGACAGACAGATACTTCACTCTGAATCCTCCGCGCTATGCCAGTCGGTCTGCCGGCGCAGGAATTTCGGCCACTCCAGCGCAGCCGTAAACGAGCGGTCCTCAAGCAGCACATAATTTGTCGGCTGCGCGGTGATGCGGCCATTCTCCAGCCCGCAGAAGTAAAACTCTTTCGACTGTTCTGGCACCGCTGAAAACGCATCGGCGACCGGCGACACCGTGAACCAATACTCGCCCGCCATCTCGCGCCGATCCTGCAGCCGCACCTTCGCGTTCATCGAGGAGAGGTACGGGTATTCGAGGGCAGCAAACTGCCACCCGTAGGCATCCCATGTCTGCGCGTCCGACGCTCGCCAAGGCTCGTCGGTCTTGCGGTGCGCGAGCTGGTGGAGCGGGACATTCCGGTATACCGCCCCGCCTTCGAGCAGGACATGACACCCCCACGCCCGTCCCGGCCACGAGGTCAGCCCGAACCACACCCCGCGCAGCCAGTCGTGCTGGCCGATGGCGTTAGGCTCAATCCAGATGTACCTGTGGGCGGGCAGCGCACCCGAATGCGTGTAAAGCGTCATCGCACCTTCTCCCGTAGTCGTGTCACCCCACGCTCACCGAACAGCGCCCGCACCATCCCAACGACATGCGGATCACCCAGCACGAGCTGCGGGTCTACTGACCTGATTGCCTCGCCGACCTCGGCCTTGAATGCGTCAAGGTTTGACGGGCCTCGAGCAAACCGAGCCTCCATCCATCGGAGCCTACCAACCGGGTCTGCAATCGCCTCGCGCCAATGCTCGGCAGACGACTGGCTTGCCCACTGCATCCGGTCGTTTTGCGGTGCGGGCTCGGCCTTCGGCTTCGCGTTCCATTTCTGTTCCCCCCATTCATCGCCCATATTTCTTCCCCTTTTTCAAAAGCTCTTGGACTGCAACCGGCCCCTTTCTACCAACCCCAGACGATTGAAATGAGGCTTGGAAAGACTCCGTTTGGTTATTGGTTATTGGAGAGCATTGCCTTCGCACTGCGTCCGCACTGCGTTCGGTATGCGTTCGCATAGCGTTCGCATCCCACCGAGACTGTGCAGATTGCTGTGCCTTGACACGCTTCTCAGCCATCCGCTCAATCTCCTGGTCGACCCTCTTGTTGCGCCAACCGTCGTCGGTCAGCGTAAAGAATTCAGCCAGAACAGCATCAACCGCAGCCCTCTCAGCACGGCTTGCCGCCCGAACAATTCGGTACGGCTCACCTGCAGGGATCGGGCGTTCAGTTGCATACAGCCGGTCAAGCAGCAGGGTATAGACCCCATGCTCGATAAGAGTCAGGTGACCGGCGTCCCTCGCGTAATCCCCAACATGACGTGGATAGAAGTTCATGGTTCCCCTTGTGTACCGGCACACAGGCCGGTAATCTGTTGTGACGTTGCGCGTACCCCTGCGCAACTAGGTCGATTTCCCCGACCGCGCAGGCCCCGTCAGGGGCCTTGTCGTCTCCTGGCCTCCTCCACGGCCTCGCAGATGACCTCCACCACACCGCGCACCCATCGAGCCCGCCGCTTGGTCAGCCTCGATGCCTCGCGGCGAGACTCCAGATGAGCCCGGTAGTACGCACGATGGTACGCAGTGCGGCTCATGGGCTGTCAGGCGTAGGCCGCAACCCAGCCTCGATCTTGCGAATCAGCCGCCGAGTGCTGCGTGACTGATCCTCCTCCTTGAGCTCGGCCACAACCTCGCCAGCAAGCTCACGCAACGCATACCGCTCCGGCACGCCAACACGCGCCCACTTCGATACCGCTGCCCGCGTGACACCGAACCGCCGCGCAATGGCGCTTTGGTTGCCGTACTTCTTGACAAGTTCATCGACAGTCATAAGACCTCCGTTGTTAACGACCGGAAGCATACGGCAAAAAAAAGATGGATACAAGTGTTGACATGGCTACCGGAGCCGGTTTAGGATTCACCCGTCGATTACATACACACAGGGGAATTGACCATGAGATACAGACCCATCCCGTCCCACCTGCCTCCCGCGATTCGGTGGGGAATCACCGCAGGTCAGCTCCGCGCCGGACGAGATCAGGCGATGGAGTACGCCCGCCAGAACCCGAAGATGACGGCCTACATCACGATGGCTCGTAACCAGAACCGCATGATGCTCCAAGCCCTGCGCTTCGCCCGCGAGGTGCAGTCATGAACGACGCGATCGCACTGAAGTGGCAGGCTGCTTTCTGGGCCAGAATCCAGAATCATCAGCCGACTGCAGACAAGCACTTTTTCGGCGATGAGTGGCGAGCATTGACCGAGACCCGCACGATGGAGGCTGCTAAGGCCGCAGCCTATCAGGTGCATCTCGCTCGACTTGGCGTGGACGATGATGAGGCTGACGCTCTGGACGAGATGCAGATGCAAGCCTCCTCCGTCATGCACGACCTTGCCCGCAAGGTGGCCGCATGACCGTCCTGCAGCACATCTACTGCGCCCTCGTCGCTCTGGCTTCTGGCGTCGGCTTCATCGCTCTCGGGTACTACATGCTCACCCGCCCCTTCCCGCACCACAAACGGGATCGGCGGGAGCGTCTGCCGAACCCCGCCTGGAGAGCCCGCGTCTACCAGCCCCATCACCACAGCCGATGGTGGGTGTGATGGAAGACTGCGACCAGTGGTGGTACCACCAAGACCAACTCATGCAGGAGCTCGAGGAGCAAGAACGAATCGACGCCTGCAACCAAGCCCTCTCGAAGTACACACAGGAAACACACGATGAACCAGTCTGAATCTATCGCCGCCCTCGCCGCTGCCCTGTCCAAGGCGCAGGCCGACATCACCGGGGCATTGAAGGACTCGGCCAACCCGTTCTTCAAATCTAAGTACGCCGACCTCGCGTCCTGCTGGGACGCTTGCCGGGCGCAACTCACCGCCAACAACCTCGCCGTCATCCAGACGACCGAGATCGGCGAGACCGGGGCGGTGCTTGTCACCACCCTCGCGCACTCGTCGGGCGAGTGGATTCGCGGGTACCTGCCCATCCTGTCCAAGGACGCAGGACCGCAGGGGCAGGGATCGGGCATCACCTACGCCCGCCGCTACGCACTTGCCGCCATCGTGGGCCTCGCCCAGATCGACGACGACGCCGAGGCAGCGCAGGCCCGTGGCAAGCCCGAGGCCAAGCCCGACCCCGACCTTGCCAAGAAGGTAGCCGAGTGCCAGACCCTCGCCGACCTCACCGCCCTCTTCAAGGGTCTCACCGAGGCGCAGCGTCAGGCGTCCTCCGGCATCTTCGCCGCCCGCAAGAAGGAGCTCGGCTGATGGAGCAGCGCACCCCCGAATGGTTCGCCAAGCGGCTCGGGCTCGTGACCGCCAGCCGGATTGCCGATGTCATGGCGAAGGTCAAGGCCGGTACAGCCGCCTCCCGCAGCGGGTACATGGCGCAACTCGTGACGGAACGCCTCACAGGACAGCCTACGGAGGGCTACCAGAGCGCCGCGATGGAATGGGGCATCGAGCAGGAGGGTGCCGCCAGAGCCGCCTACGAGGCCCGTACGGGCGTTCTCGTGGACGAGGTGGACTTCGTGCGCCATCCCATCCTTGAGGCCGGTGCCTCCCCCGACGGTCTGGTCGGGGAGGACGGGTGCATAGAGATCAAGTGTCCGAACACGGCCACGATGCTCGAGTACATCGAGGACCGCTCCGTCCCCCGCAAGTACCTCCTGCAGATGCAGTGGCAACTTGCATGCACAGGTCGCAACTGGTGCGACTTCGTGGCCTACGACCCCCGCCTGCCGGAGCACCTGCAACTGCTGGTCATCCGGGTGCCGCGTGATGAGGAGGTCATCGAGCAGATCGCCGCCGAGGTAGGCCGGTTCGTGACCGAGCTGCGGGATCGGGTCGAGCACCTGCGGGAGCTGCGCCTGTGATATCCAACCTCGTCACCGGGTACTTCATCCAATGGGAGATGCCGGTCGGCTGGGAGGATGTCCCCGCCGCAGTCATCCGCAACACCGGATTCGACTTGCCCCCGTACTTCGACATCAACAAGGCACAGGCCGTGCTCGACACGATCGTTGCCTTCGCCTCAGACGATGACGCATTCCGTCTCGTCGGTCGTCCCGTTTCCATCAACCAGGAGTGATCCATGCCCTTTGACCGTACCAACACCGGAACCCTTCGTCGCAACGAGCGCAAGGAGAAGGAAACCCACCCCGACTTTACCGGGGACATGAACATCAACGGCACCGAGTTCTGGCTTTCGGGCTGGATCAAGACCGCAGGGGAGAACAGCAAGAACCCCGGCCAGAAGTTCTTCAGCCTTGCCGTCAAGCCGAAGGAGGGGCAGCGCCCGAAGACCATGGCCGAGCAGGAGCCCGAGAAGTTCCTCGACGACGACATCCCGTTCTGATGAACCGCATCTTCCCCAGAGGCACCACCCCTGACCAGATCGCTACGGCGATCTCGGTCATGGTGCGGTGGCTGGACCCCGGCAAGTCTTGGAAGGTCACGCTTGAGGAGTTCAAGCCGCGCCGGTCGTTGGCCCAGAACGCTTTCCTCTTTGGAGTCGTATACCCGTCCTTCATCGAGGGAGCCGGGGAAGCCCTGCGAGGCTGGGAAAAAAACGACCTGCACGAGTTTATGATTGGAGAATGGGCAGGCTTTGAAACCCTCACGCTTGGCGGCAAAACCATCCACAAGCCGATCCGACGCTCGTCCCAACTCAACAAGCAGGACTTCTCCGATTACCTCGAGTTCCTCTCCCGCCGCGCCGCGGAACTCGGCATCGTGATACCCGAACCCACATACGGAGAACACACATGACGCAAACCGAACAGATCCGCGCCCACCTAGTATCGGGCCGCGATATCACACCCCTTGAAGCACTCGACCGCTACGGCTGTTTCCGGCTCGCCGCTCGGGTCGCTGACCTTCGTGCCACCGGCCTCGATGTCCAGACCGTGACCGAGGAGCATAACGGGAAGCGGTATGCCCGGTACCGGCTCGTCGGGCAGCTCGAGCTCGTATGAACCTACGCAAGCAGGCACGAGGCCGGGGCTGCACCGTCAGGCTCTCCGGAGTGTGCAACCACAACTCCGAGACGGTCGTCCTGGCGCATATCCGCATGGCCGGGATCTCCGGCATGGGGCTCAAGGCCGACGACCTGCTCGGGGCATGGGCGTGTTCAGCTTGCCACGACGCCATCGATCGCCGCTCCCACCCCGACCTCGAGCGCGACTATGTGCGCCTCGCCCACTTCGAGGGCATGGTGCGCACCATCGCTCAACTGAGGTCGGAGGGAATCGTCTGACTTACGGCCCAGCGTCTCGCCATACGCCAGTGCTGTAGAAATAAAGTTTGTTGTTCGTGGTATCCACGACGATGGGTGCCATGCCCGTGATAGCGGTCGGCGTTCCGGTCGGCGTACCCGCGCAGGTCGGGACGTAGAGGAAGCCGTTGGTCGCGGTCGTGGCGAGGGCGACGGAGCCGCCTGCGACAACACTGCCGTCGGTGGTGAGTCTCATGCGTTCGGTGCCGGACACCTGCCACACATAATTGCCATTACCGGGCAGGTCGAATGTCATCTGCGGAGCAGCAGCCCCAAAGCCTCCGGTAATGGTGCCGTAATTGGTAGCCGCAGCGGTAAACTTGAGCTGTGCTTGCGTGTTTGCGCCACCGCCCGAATTGCTCAACCGCAGGACTTCGACAACGGCTCCACCAGATGCGGCAGAGATGTGCGTCGTGACCGCAGGCGAACTCGTCCCGATGCCGAGGTTGGTGCCATCGAACACCAGCGCCGATCCGCTCGTCGCTGCCTTGGACGCATTCAGATACAGGACGCCGTTGACGGTGCCGCCAGTGAGCGTGGCTGAGAGCATGGAGGCAGCGCGACCTGCGGTGAGATCGGAAACTGCAACCTTTACGGTGCTTCCAGACTGCACAACCGGCACAACTTCCGTCCCAGCAAGCGGGGTGGTCGCGGCGGTCAGCTGGGAGATTTTCTTGTCGGCCATACAGTCCTCGCTATTTGTCTGAAGTCAAATGATTGGTTAATACGTCGAGCGGCAAAGCTCATACGCATAAACATCCGCGCCTATGATCTTCGTGTAGAACACAATGTGTCCGATGCTTGAAAAATTGACGCCGCCGTTTAGCAGCATGTATGCCCCGGCAGAAAAGGTCATGTTGGTGTTCTCCAGATTGAAGATCAAAAGCCTTCCAGCCGTTGAACCTGTAGACAACTTGTTGACCGTAACAGCTGAAGAAGCGTTGCAGTAAAACAAACTGCCGCCAGGAACGCTCAGAACGTTGCTCGAAACATCCAGTTGAGACAATCCGGAGTCTGCTCCTTCAAGGGCGATTGCGCCGCGAGACAGCATCGGAATCTCCAATTCCCCGGACTTGCTGATAGCGGTGGTCATGCCGAACACGCCACCAGACGACAAGTCGCTGATCTTGGTAGTACCTGCCCCGCCAATCCACGGCCCTCGAGGCAAGAAACTGTTGGACAGCAGATTCAAACGCGGCGAGGTGCCATTGATGCGTAAACCAATCACGCCAGCAATAGACCCGCCAGAACCTCCGAACGAGAGATGGTTGTCTGAGCAGGTTTTTCCGGGTCCGCCGAAAGTGCCAATGCTGGTAATGTCAATCAGGGTTTGATTAGCAGTAGTTCCAGCCGCAAAGGTGTTGCCGACGTAGTAATTCCCATACGTGTTGTCGGTGCTTTTCAAATGCGTTCCGTAACCCGCAAACGTAAAGCAACCCAACACCTTGTTGTAGTCGCCCTGATCCCAGATGCCAACCCCGCCCTCGCCGCCTTCCAGGTAACAGTTGCTGACCAGCGTCGCTCTGGCATTGTCGGTGAGATGGATTCCGTTGTAAGTAACCGATGCCTCGCAGTCCTCGATAGATGCGCTATAGGTGTATGCCGTGCCGCCGCCGACGCCGACCTTGTAACCCGTCAAGAATCCCCGACTCGTCACTTTCCGCAGCGTCTGCAACCCGCTGTCATACTGATGATTCAGGAACACGCCGATTCCGGTTCGAGAAGCGCCGAGCCCGCTGACAGCCCAATCCTTGTTCAGAACGTAGGTGTGGGAGATTTCGCTGGTCGTCATCCAGTCGGACTCGATGCCGTTTCCCGTGCCGCGCTGGAAAACCGCGCAGCGGTCTATCTTGCCGACCCCATAGAAAGCCTCAAGGTCGACCACTGGCGTAGTCGAGTTGCCATCAAAAGCCACGCCCTGCACGTCGAACGTTCCAGCCGTTGTCGTAACGATTGGAACGCTGATCTTGAACACGGGCGCATTGGTGGTGCTTTTAATCACAGTGCCGGACGGAAAGTTCCAAGTTGCGAACGGATTCCCAAACCCATCACCGACGATCTTGAGGATTTTGTTTTGCAGCCCGCCGCCAGTCACCGCCAAACCCGTCACCGAATAGGTTCCAGACGGAATGTACAGCGTGATTGAATTGCTGAAACAGTAATCGATAGCGGCCTGAAGTGCTGCTGTGTCGTTCGTCGCGCCGTCGCCCACCGCGCCGAAGTCTTTTGCGCTCACCGTGTCGCGCAGTTTGCTGTTCACCGAGCGCGGCACCGCGCCGGTCCCGGACTGCGTGAAGATGTCCGTCGTGGCATCCACCCCAACCGTCGCCACCGGCAGACCGTTCGCATCGAAGGAGAGGAACTTGCTCGCTCGGGCGCTGGCCGCAGGAACCTGCGCAGACATCACCGCATCAGATGCAGGGTACTTAAGCGATCGCGCAGACTCCTCGCCGAGCTGCTGCGTGAGCATGGTCACCTTGTCGAGCGCGGTCTCGAGCGACTCAGCCGGGAGCCGGTCGTTCGGCAGCAGATCGGTCTCCTGCGTCGCCGCGATGTTGCGCCGGATCGTAACCGTCACCGCCGCAGCAGGGGCCACAAGCATCGTCACCGTGCCGCCAGCCTCGTTTCCAGCACCGCTCACCGTATAGTTGGTGGTCAGCACCTGGACGGTCTCGGTCGTGCCGGAGCGCAGGATGACCTGCAGGTCGGCGGCTGCGAGGAAGTAGAACGGCACCGCAAAGGCGGTGGTCGACCCGTTGCCGGTATAACTGACCTTGCTGGTTGTCGATGAGACTGTCATACCTATTCCTTCGGCGGCCCGTACAAAACCTCGTACATGAACTGCTGCGGACTCTCCGGGTTCGCCTCGTCGTTCAGCACATCAAGCGTGTACTCGCCGCTGATTCTGACCTGCCGGGTCGGCAACCCAAAGACATACCCGCTGCCCTCAAGCAAATCCCAAGCAACATCATTAAACTCCCGGTCGCCAGACATTACCTCCGTAGACCGGACAAATGTGCGCCCGAGCTTTTCAAGCGATCCCGCCACCGGAGTCAACCTCCAGCTCGGCTGAAACTTCATCTCGCCTTCGCCCGCCAAGCCTATCATGGCGGCTTCTACCACGCCAGAACCCTCCTTGACGATGGGGACCGACGCGAGCGGGTAAAGCAATGACTTACGGATGGCCCACCAAATCTCGTCCTCGTCCTCCTCCGGGCCGCGCCCCGCCAGAATCTCGCCCAGGACCGCAGGCATGATGACCAGCGCCAGCATCCGGGCAACCGCTCGCGGCATGTCCTTGACCCTGCGGGTCGTCGCGCCGACATCCCGCATCCGGGCATAGAGCACCGCGAACGGGGTGTAGTACATGGTCAGAAGCTTCATCAGCTCGTTGTCGCGCTGCACCGCCGAAAGGTCTTTAGCGCCCGCTGCGCCCTGCGAGAGCCGCACCGCCCGGTCACCCGCCCGGATGGAGTCCTCCTCGTTCAAGCCCTCTGCCTGCGCCTGACGGTATGCCCCAAGCCATGTCGGGATAGTGACCTGCCGGTCAGCCATCGCTGTCAGGTAGAACGCCGACTTACGAATTGTCGCCAAAGGACTGTTGTCGCCGCGCAACTTGCGGAGATTGTCGCGCACATCGCGGTCGATGTTGTCGGTGCGGAACTTCATCTCGCCCGACCGATCGTAGACAAACTGCTCAAGGGTCTCGCGGTGGGTGGACCACGGCCCGAACCGGTTGTAGTCAATCAGCGCCTGGGTGAAAAACCGAGGCTTTACGACCTCGAGCGACGGGCCGATACCAGCAAACTGCGCCATCATCGTCGTGACTTTCCAGCCCATCGTCACGATTGCCATGTTCGTGCGGAACTGCATCACTGCTCGTGAAAACTCATTCCCTGAGTGCAGCGTGTCTGCGCGGTCAGATACCAGCACCTGCATCCACTTGGTAAACTCTCGATATCGCGCCTCGCCCAAGCGGTCAATCATGACCTCCTTGATCTCGTCATCCTTCAAGAGCTTGTTCAGCGAGAAGATGGCCTCTCGATGCGAGATGTCCTTGATGACCTTGGTCAGGTGGCTGGTCAGAACCTGCTCATAGTCAAGCTGCACCGCCGCCTTCAGATTCTCAACGCGCTGCTTCGTGTACCCCTTGTCCGTCCGCGCCCGCCCGTAACCGTTCGACATAAACTGCGCCACGGATTCGGTAGCCTCGGCCTGCTTGTCGCCGACCCCAGACAGACGCGGGTCGTAGGCGAGCGGGAAGTATCCGCCAGCGTAATCGCCAAACCGGGTCTGCACCGTGCGGGCCTCAACCTTCGGCGGTGCCACGCCGGAGGTGCGCTCCTCGAGCGCCTTGATGTCAGGCCACAGGGAATTCACCGCATCCCAAATCCCTTGCACATAGTCCCAATCCTCTTTCGAGAGCTTGGCAAGCGCCCCATTGATGGTCGTGTCAGACCACCCGTACCCGTCCCGCAGGCGCTGGTAGTTGCCGGCATTGCCCGTGTTGAGCGCCATCGAGATGAGCGTGTAGCGGGTGACCGGCGACTGGATACCAGGCAACGCCACCGAGAAGGTGTCCTGCAGCGTGTCGCCCCAGCCCTTCGGCTGCTTCTCTGTCAGGTCTTGGATGCGCTTCGTGACTTGGGCATGGAGCTCGTACTCCTTCACTTGCGCGTCGTTGGCAAGGTCGAACACGAACCGCGCCCACGGCCCGTTGATCTTGCCGTTATCAAGCCACTCAATCATCTGCTCAACCTTGAGGATGGCAGCGTCAAACCGCCGCCACGCCTTCGCCCCACGCGCCAGCAATGGCTCGCCGACCGTGTTCGGGATGGCAAGCTCGCCGGTTGACGCAAGCCGATCTGAATCGGTCGCCGACTTAATCAGCTCGTCCTTGGCGTCTTGGAACTCGACCGCCGCCTGCTTGCGCAGGAGCTTGTCCTTGAGCTTGGCAATGTGCTCGATGTTCCGCACCGTGTCGTAGACCGCCCGCAGCTCATCGACCGATGCGTTCTTGTAGTTAACTAGCCGCGCCTCGTCGAGCAGCTGATCGGGGACATTGACGATGAGACCGAGCGCGGCCTGCTGCTCGGCAAAATCGACCAGCGACTGGCGGCGAGCAAGCACCCGCAGTGGCACCTGCCGGAACTCGTACTTCTCGAGGATGGCGT